AAAGAAGTTTGTATTTTTCTTATGGATTACGCGGGTCATTCGTAGTATACAATCTGTATACTCTTGAACCTCAGATTGTTGATTATCTAGTAATCCAAAACTATGAATATTAGCAATAAGAAGTGAAAACGTGCTTTCTAAACTCTGTACATCAACCGCTTCTAAAGATACAAGTTCTGCTAAAAACTGACTATATCCAAGTCTATACTTCTTTTCAGTATTACGCTCTACAAATGTATGATAGTCGGACGATGAAATATCATTCATATTTTTAAAGATTGTTAAATAGCTCTTAAATAATGCTATCATTTCAGATTGAATTACAGGATATGTCACGCGAATCTCACTGAGTAACTTTGCATATAATGGACAAAAGATCTCTTCTGCCGCCGCCTTTTTAAATACAAGACGCATAAATTCTTTAATAAAGTTTATTTCACCGCTATCAAGAATCTGATATAAGAAGTCCCTTACTTCGACGTATGTATTTACGCTAAATTTATTAAGTTTATTAAGAATAATCGTATTTAAGATTGTATCTTCAACCGCGGCTTCTCCATTCTTAAAACGACTTTCATACTTTATTTGTGATGCCATTGGTTGTGAATCTTGAGGAGCCTTCCATCTATTTGCTCCTGGTGCAGCAGTTTGTGCTCTACGAGCTCCGGCCGTAGTATGACCACCTGTAATAACTGCTCCACGTCTCCAGTTCGGGACAAGAACATCCTCATTTAACAGTTGTTCAATACTCCTCATTTTTTCACTTATTTCAGGTGAAGCAGGAGGAGCACGTTGCCGTAAGTTAACTATAGCTTGTATAATCGACATATAGTCTTCCAAACTTTTCTGCGAATCACCTCCTGCCCCTCCCCCTAAAGGGGAAGTATTTGTTGGCATCACTAATGTATAAACCATTTTAGTGTTTAAATACTTCCGCGTCTGTTCATCAAATTTTAGTTCTCGTGAATTCAAAAATGGAAGATCTAGGGAATGATCGTTGGATCGATCCACTTGCTTTTGAACTTGCCGTCTCAAAAACTCTATTCAAGAAACAATGTTCTACATATCTTACAAAAGATATTGCTGCGAAACAAGCTCCGTTTATAGCTATGCGTAAAAAAATAACAGATGATCCCACGTGTATACCTGTGATTGATCAGTTATTTAAAGTATTAAAAGAAACTGAAACGACTCTTACACAAGCTATGGAAAAACCAGAAGAATGGGAAGCTGAAAGTTCTTCTCAACTTGTCTTTACTCAAGAGTGGTCAAAACCATTGAATCAAATACCTATTCTTTTACCCGCTACTGCTATTTTTAAAATCTATGTATTTCCTTTTTTTGCTGTGATTCTTCCACTGATTGCCTGGATTTTGCCATTTTTTATTGTCCGCTATTTCTTCAAGTTACCGATCACACTTGAACATTACATTCAAATGGGCACTTCTATGTGGCTCGGTGGAAAAGTCTGGAAAGACATTGATTTCTGGGGACAAACACGGGTCCTATTTCAAACATGTTGGACAGCATTCGGATTATTCCAAGGTATTTTACAACCAGTTCAACAAGCGTTTCATATTAAGAAGATTGATGATTCTATTGTGGAACGGGGTATCTTATATCAACGGTTTGCTCAAGATGCTGGACAATTATTTGAACTCTGTGCGACAAAGGCACCCTATCTTACAGAATGGCCACTCACTGAATTTCGTCAACTCTACGCATATGTTCGAGATCATCCTAGTGATGTAAAGTGGATATGGGGAGAACTAGCTCGTCTCGAAATCTCCTGGCGTATCGCACGTTGTCAAGATCTCTGTTTCGTGAGTTTCCGCGGCTGCGCGGGTCCATATTGTCTAGTCCGTAACTTTTTTGATCCATCAATCTCTGCCGAACGGCGTGTATCTTCTTCATTTATGATTAAATCTGGTAAGTCTCATTGTGTTATTACTGGACCCAATAAGGGTGGAAAATCATCTGTTCTTCGTGCTCTCCTGCTAAATATCCGTCTCGCACAGAGATTTGGAATCGCCTTTGCGACATCAATGGATTTGCGGCCTTTTGATTGGATTGAATCAGGTCTGCGACTTGCCGATCAACCTGGATCACAAAGTCTATTTGAACGGGAACTTTCCTTTGCTTCAAAACTTCTTCAAAAATGCGCTGATACAAGTAAGGTTGGTCTGATTCTCTACGATGAATGTTTTCACAGCACGAATCCACCTGATGGACAAAAAACAGCTGAACTCTTTTTACAAAATCTCTGGACTCATCCAAACATCGGAAGTGCCGTGAGCACACATGTATTTTCTCTTCTTGAGAAAGCACCGGTGACTGTAAAGAAACTATGTGTTCCCGCAAGTCAAACACCCTCGGGTCTAGTCTATCAGTTTGCCTTGGCGCCCGGTATATGTACAGTTAGCAGCGTAGAAGAATTATACGAAAAACATAAATTTCCAAAAACTGCGGGCAAACAAGGCATCTAAACTCATCTTTCCTAACAGAACAGTAAAATGAACGGCCTCAGTGATTCTCTCACGATTGGCGTTGTCATCACACTTGTATTTGGTGCTCTCTTCTTCTATCTCTACAGTCGCCTGGTTCAGAATGAAAAGCGCGTAAGTCTCATTGAAAACATACTTCTGGATCTAAAGATGTCTGCGGATGCGGGCTATGCGCAGGGCGCAGAGAGTTCTGGTCTTCAGTCGGTTGATCATATTGAACCTGTATCTGGACCCGAGCCTCTTGAAAAGGAGGATGTAGATGATGAAGATCTTTACAAGGATATCCTTGCGTCTGTGCCGGCTCCCAAGTCAACGGAGGCACCGCAGCCGATGGAGGAGGAGGTTGAGACAAAGCAGTTTGAAGTTGTTCCGAAGGGCGTCAGCAGTTCTAACACAGGCTCTGTCCAGGTAACGAAGGTTCAGCCGAACTATTCATCCATGACGGTTAAAGAGCTGAGGGCTCTCGCGAAGCAGCGTAGTCTTGGACTTCCGCAAGGAGCTGGTCGCAAGGAACTCACGGATGCTCTTCGTAAGTCCGATGGCCAAGGACCCATGGGCCCTGAAGGAGGTTCCTTACTTAGCCCGAGCGAGGGAGCACCGCTGGAAGAAGTTGACCAGGATGCCCCCTAAAAGCCTTGACATGGTTAGATGGACGCAAAGTTGTTCCGCTTACCTTCAGAACCTATTCTCTACTCACAAGTCACCCCAGGAACAGCCCAACAGGCAAGTATGGTCAAAGTTACTCCTTCAAAGTCCTACGCAGCAGGGCCAGGTACAGATGTCCGTTTCCCCGGTTGGGCGCCGGCCGGTCAGGAAGATGGTCGTTTGGTGACAGACTATAGACCTCGCTGTTACGAAAATATTCAGCCTCATAACCAGTTTGCTTCTCATCAATGGATTCAACGTAATGCGGATGATATTATTCGTATCTCACGTGAACGCCTTTCTGATCAAACAGGCGCAAATCGTGGATTTGACAATACAGTTGTTGCTCCTCCTGCAGCGATTGTAGAGTGTGATCAGTTTGTTTGTAGAACCACGGCAACTGGCCTACATAATGGCATTGGCACGCAGCGTCAAGAAGTTCTTCCTCCACTGTTTGGAACATTTAATGATAATGTGCCGACATCAACCCAGTATCTCCCGCCGATTACACGTGAGTTCTTGGGCGGACGGAATACCCCGCGTGGTCGCATGTATTCTGATCTTGGCACAGGTGGTGTAGCGAGTGTTAACAAAAATGGAGTATGGCTTAAGACATAAAACAAGGACTAGGAAGAAAGATGTCTGTCCTGTCCTTTGATATCGGTATTAAAAATCTTGCCTGGTGTGTTACAAACCTATCAGGTCAGACTTTACAGATTCGTGGTTGGGGAAACTATAATCTCTTAGAGGATCGTGCCACGGAAGGTGGTCCAAAGGTAGCCGCGATCACATGTGCGAGCTGCGCAGCAAAGGCAAAGTTTACTTCCTCAGTAGGATATTCATGTGCCCGCCACGTGCCCTCTGCGCAGCCGATTCTTAAGGATTTGAGTGGTGTGGCGCTAACAAAGATTCCTGGTGCCCCTATTCTCAAGAAAATTTTGGTTGCGAAAGGTGTGAAGCCGATTCCGAAAGATAAGGCTGCGATGGTTGCCGCAGTGCAACAATTTGCTTCCCTTCCGATTGAAAAAGTGAAAGTTCCTCATGCTGCGGCGATCAATATTTCGGAGATTCATGATTCTCTACGGAAGTTTGTAAGTGAACAGCTTGTTCCGTTTTTTCCGGATCTTAGGGAAGTTCGTCTCGAAAATCAGCCGGTACTCAAGAATCCTGTTATGAAAACCATACAGATTCTTTTGTTTGCAACGCTACGAGATGCTATGGTAAATGCGGGTCATCAGGCAATATTCAAGTTAGTTCATGCTGGGATGAAGGTGAAGGGAGCAAAGGCTGGAGACGCAGGCTATTCGGATCGTAAGAAAGGTTCCGAGGACCGAACGGTTGCTCGGCTGAAGGCAGCGAATATGATAGAGGGTCAGCGGTGGCTTGACTTCTTCCAGGGGCATAAGAAACGTAGTGATTTAGCGGATGCTTTCTGTATGTGTTTGGATGCGACGCCTCCGCCTGCGGTAATCAGCGCCTAAAAACTCCTGAGAAAACCAAAGAAGGATGTCGGGTGTTACTATCCGTGAGATGGAAAACGTCGCTCGTGGAATGATGCCTCCAGATATAAATTTAACTGAAGAACTTGGTAATGTGATTAACCTAAGCGATATGGGGGATGACCTCGGCTTCAATATGCTAGCTAATCCGAGTCGCAGCAATGCTGGTGGCGGTGGTGGAGGCGGGAGTGGCGGTGGTGGAGGCGGGAGTGGAGGAGGAAGTGGAAGTGGAGGTGGGTTCACTTCCGGTCCTTCTGTAAAGGTTGTTTCAGCGCCGAGCAACTCAGGTCTCGGTGACATTGATATCTCACCTCTTGAGCCGATTAGTTTTGATACATCTGTTCCTTCAGGTCCGACAAACATTGAAATTCGGAGGGAACCGACTTCAGATGTAGGTGCGAATCTGTTTTCAAACCAACAGACATCTTCTGGGCCTAGTTTTACTCTCCCTGCTTCCCGTAACCCCGAGGAGGAAAAGAAGGAAAAGATTGAGTTTATAAATAAGCTCCAGCGTCTTGAGTCAAAGGGGTTCCCTGTGACTCGCCACTACACACTTGATAACAGTCTAGATGAAATCAAGCAAGAATATCTACGTTTAGTGGATGCTCGTAACATGGAAGGAAGTCTCCGTTTCCAGCGCCAGATGCTGATGGGTGTCATTACGGGTATGGAGTGGATGAATAATAAGTTTGACCCATTTGATCTGAAGCTAGAGGGTTGGTCTGAATCTGTTCACGAGAATGTTGAGGATTTCGATGAAATCTTTGAGGAACTGTATGACAAGTATAAGGACCGTGGAAAGGTCGCACCTGAAGTTCGTCTGATGATGGCACTTGCGGGTAGTGGTTTCATGTGCCACGTCAGCAACAGTTTCTTCCGTCAGAAGATGCCTTCTATGGATGATGTTCTCAAGAAGAATCCTGAGTTGGCACGTCAGATGGCAGCGGCGGCGGCACAGCAGGTGGGTCCTGGCTTTGGTAACTTCATGGGAGCGGCGATGCCTGGACCTCAGGGTCCTACACCGATGCCGGCACCGTTCTCACAACCTCCTGCCTATCAGAATCAGGGGCAGCAGCAACAGCAGCAGCCGCAGGGCCCCATGAGCACAGGGGCCTTTATGCAGTCTAGTCGTGTTCCTAATATGCCACAATCTGTAGCATCTGTTGAGCCGCCACGTGCCACAGCACGTCGTGAGATGCGTGGCCCGAGCGGAGTTGAGGATATTCTGAAGACATTTGAAGAGGTTCGTCGTGCCGAAGTTCAGGATGCCTCTATGCAGCAGTTCCAGTCACCGATGAACTCTGTGAGTCAACCGGCAATGGCAGCGGCAGAGATCGCAAGTCTTCATTCAGAGGACATGAGAAGTCAGGCGGAGTCACAGCGGACGAGTGGAGGCAGACGCAGAAAGCGTCAGGCTCCTATCGGTAATACGCTGAACTTAGATGTCTAAAGTAAATGACGACACGCATTTAAGAAAGCAAAATATTCATTCATTTTGAATAACTTGCTTGTATAATCTCCAGGTCCAATCGGAAAATGAGAGATTACCTGTTTATAATAGTTGTCAGGATGATTCATAACAAGTCCATTTAGAAGAGTATTATCATATGCATCATTCATAACAGCTGTATAAATAATAAATGGCTGCTCAAGTGTAATCGGAACACCTGTTAATGTAGGGTATATCTTC